TAATAATATAAAACTAAAATAGGGGTGGCAGTAATATATACTACCACCCCATTACAAACAATTTATTTAACTGTTAAACAAATTATCAAAAGCGGCTGCTACATCATCCGTATTTGATTTTGATGCCTTTGCACTTGGTGATGCGGTAGGACTTTTAACTGCACTTGGTGCTGGTGTTGAAGGTGCGGTAAACGGAGCGTCATCTTCAACAATAGTGTTGACAGTTCCTTCAGGAGATTGAGTTTCTGGATTCAACCATGCATTCATTACTCCCTTGAGTTCTTCATATGAAAATTCTGGGAACAAATCCAAAATATTGGTTTGTTGTGTTAGAATATCTTTTTGAGCGACATCAATTGCAACACTTGCATTTGGCTTAACACGAATTGTAGTTTCTGGGAAAGACTTACCAGAATCTTCTGCGGTACGGAATTCTACTACAATATCACGACCATTTACCAAATCAGTAATATCACCATAATCAACGTCGTTGATGATGCTTAGAATTTCTTGGTAAACATTCTTGCCGAATCCCCAGAAACGAACACCTTCACCTTCTTCACCACGAACGATGATAGGAGCATATGTACGCATCTTTGGTTCCATCTTCTTACCCAAAATCCAGTCTTCCTTGTTTCCGGTCTTCTTCATACGATTAGACCATTCAACGATTGGATCAGGACGGTTAAAACTATCGGGAGATAGATAAGTCTTGTTGTTGATATTATAGTGGAACTTCAACTCAATAAAAGGATTATCAGGTTGATACTTGTAGGGAACGATACGAACCACTTGTTTTCCAGGCTTTGGTTTCCAAATTAGATTGGTTTTGTTGCCTTGGTTTGTTAGAGAGCTCAAACGGCTCTTCAATTTTGATATGTCTAATGCCATAATTTTTTAATTATTAATTTAGTTAATTAGTTAATTAGATAACTCACACGAATTATTTAACGACAACCAATTAAGTTGTCATCAATATATATGACATCCGAAAAGATTTCAACTTATTATATCAAAAATTTTGACAGAGACAATTTTGACTGATACTTCGCTCGTTAAAATAATTGAATTTCTGTAGAGATTCCAATCCAATTGAAATGTTTTATCAAAAACACCATTGTTTTCTTCAGCAATCAACTTGTTCATCGCATTCAAAGTATAAAGAGTATTTGTGTCTTTTTTTCTATGAACACTAATGGTGTTACGAAATTTCATCGTATTCCCATCGATTATGTCAACATTATATGTAGCATACAATTCTTTTGGATTGTTGACATTACACAGCAAAAATATTTTACCGTTAATAACACTATAGAAACTTTTTATTTCTTGGATAATGTCATTATATTCTTTGGAATTGGTAAATGTACACAATAGTTGTTTGTTCTTCATTTATTTTATTATTAATTGTTTACCATCTATATTCCACAATTTACCGACATAATCACCCGAAGAATCAAACCAACTATTTTTTTTGTTATAAAATCCAAATTTTAAAGCTTCTTCTAAAGTATATTCATTAGTCAATGCTTTTTCAATTGCTACAGCATCTTGTTCTTTTTCTTCAGGAGTTCTATCATCACTCTTTTTTTGTTGTGGTTCTGGTTGTTGAACAGATTGAGTTTGTTGTGGTTCAAATTCAATTTGTTGACCACTTGATTGTTCTGGTTGTTCATCTCCTGTAAACACATTGGCTTGACCCTTTTTTGGATTTTCTTCAAAATGAGTACCTCTTTGAATAGCTTTTTGTTTGTATTCAGGAGTTGGAAATGTTACGAGAATGCCATTTGAATTGTATGCTTGTCTTTCAGGATATTTACCTTCAAGCATTTTATTCAAATATTGATTGACAATTTTAGAATCTATATTTGATTCTAATAGATATTCTCTTAGTACTTCAATATGTTCTTGTTTAGAAATGTCAAATATACCGTTTTCAATTGAATTGTCGGTACTTGCCTTTTCTAATGCTTCAAAAAATATTTGTTTGATGTTCATAATTAAAATACATCTTCTTCACTTAAATTGGAACGGTGAATTTCTGTCTTGAAAGAAAACTTACTTCCTCTTTCATTTCTTAATTCAATTGCTGAATAAAATGGTTTTACTTCTACTTTTCCATTTTCTTCTTCTTCTCGTATATCAAAGATAATATATAAATATACAACGAAATATGTTCCGTCCTTATTTTTACTAACTTCAAACTTACTTAATCTAAAATTCTTATTTTCATTTGCATCAATTAACTTTTTACCACTTGAAAATTCATTCTTGGTTCCCATTCTGTTAATTGTCTTACCATTAAATACTACAAGCGGAAGACTATCGTTGTTTCCGAAAATTGCTTCGGCAGATATTTGACTTGCAAATTGAATAAAGTCTTTCTTAATTTGAGCTTCATTTCCAACATTCATAAACCTTTCAATGAACTTTTCATAAAATACAATAGCTGCAATGTTAGAATTGAATATATTCATTGGTCTAAAAGCACCTTTATTCAACGGTACATCACCTTTAGTAGATGCGTTAAAATAATCATTGTAGACCTTTATAGACGCATTCTTTACTTCTTTTACATCTTCTGGTGTAGTTCCAGTAAGTTGTACCATGAATAAATTCTTATTATCAATCAATCTTACCTTTTCATTAATAGTACTAAATAACGAATCTGGTTGAATTCTGTTGATTTGTTGAATAAATATAGCAACATTTTTCTTTAATGAATCAGTCATCTTTACCAATTCTTCATCGGATTCTCTTGCTTCAGATAAAACACCAGTTTCTTTTTCAATATTATCCCAACTATTAAACATAGCAGAATATTGATTTCTAGCATAATTCATGTCTTCTTGACACTTTTGTTCAATATTACCAAAAATTTTTACAATAGTGTTTTTAACTTTTTGTGTGAAATCACTCCAACCTTTTGTTAATTCGGCAGATAAATCTCCTATTTTTGACGATATTCTATTAAGAGAAGACTTTAATGATGATATAAATTCAATTTCAGTTAGTAGTGTTTTACCAATATAAATTTCTTCAAATATTGGATTTATACTTTCATTCTGAGGGAAAACAGAAGCACCACCAGTAAATACACTACGTGGATCTTTTTCAACTGGCTTTTCATCGGATTGTTGTGATTGTAACCATTGATAATATTTTTCTCTTTGTGCAGGTGTTCCAGAGAAACTTTGTTTATCTGGAAGTATATCAAAAGCACCTTTCATTCTTCCAATACGATAACTATCACCACCAGCTTTTAAAGAAACCATTGCGAATTTCTTTCCAGTACCAGTTATTTCACACAAACTTTCAGTGGTACCACTTACTTTTTTATCTTTTAAAGCAATTTGAATTTCAGATATACTACAATTATACAATAATACTACATCTGCGGTATTTTCTTTTTTCTTGTCTTTACTAGCATAACCACTTTTATTAAATGATTCGTAGAACTTCTTGATATCTTGATGAATAAATCCAGTTGGTTTTGCAGATGTAATATTTGATAATGTTACAGATGTACCAGATGCCAATTCAATTCTAGACTTAATATCAGCATAATTTTGATATAATTTGTTTTTTCCTACTAATATAATTAAGTTATTATCATCCAATTGTTGGATGCTTTTTAAAATCTTTTCTATATCAGCAGATAAATTAAGCCACTTTTTAATTGTATCTTTTTCTTTTGAATAATAATCTCCCTGTTCACCAAATATCTTATATAACGGAAAACTTTCTCTCAACTGTTGACTGAATGGCAATGGCATAACAGTTTCAACCTGTTGTAACTTACTTTGTAAGTCTTTTAATTTTATTTCTGCATCTGTATTCATTCGTATATATAAATATTAATATATACACGAAAATCAAAGTTTTTAAATATCTACCACCATCATAGTATCATAATTCTTACCAACATAACATTTTACTGGAAATTGATTGTTTGACATTAACCGTTTCAATTCCACCAAAGTTTCTTTTTTATCATTTTTATGACAATCAAACAAAACACTGTCGTAAGTATATAAAATAGCCTTGGTTTGTTTATTATTCAAATATTCATTGACTCTAACCAATGATTGCATTCCAAATTCGGTTTCACTGGCTTGTAAGATATAATTGAACAGTTTATTTGGACTTGGTTCATTGATATGATTTGTAGTAATTCTTCTCTTATAGATAGGTGTTTCTACATAACCATTTTCACTAAAGAATGTCCATCTATGAGCAATATAATCACTCATTTTCTTAAAATATGGTATTTCTAATAATTCTGATGGAATATTACCATACATACATTGAAAAGTAAGATTCTTTGACGCTTTGATTTCTTCATCCGTTAATGAATCTTTTCCATAATATAACTTACCAAGATATTCATAAGCACTTGGTGGTAAATTGTAATTGATCAACTTTGCAACTATGTGGGGGTGGTAGGCACTATAATCAATCATAAACAACATACCATCTTCACCATATCTGCTAATAAATGATGACCTACAACCGTTTTCTTTGTTCAATGCACTATAATTGACATTACCAAACCTATTACTAGGTCTTCCTGTTGCGGTATATAGGTTATATTGCGTATAAACTATACCATCCCTATCTTTGCTGGTTTTGTTTTCAAAATGCCTATTAAACAATTCAGTATCAACTTTTAATCCATTCCGTTCAAGAATTCTAAGATTGTCTGTAATAGTACTATTGATACTATGAAAACTGTCATCAATTTTGATGGATCTAAGTCTAATCAACACTGCATCATACATGTTTTCAAACTTTTCCAAATGTTTTACCATTGGAATTGCTTTATTCAATTCACCATACTTTTGAAATCTGGTTTTGATTACATTATGTGCGGTTGTATCAAATTCACTATAATCATCAACTTTACCGTCACTAATAAAGAAAATGATGTTGATATCATACAGATTATTGATTGGAAATAGATGTAAACACTTTTTCTTATCAAATACCCATTTCTTACCTTTAAGTTTATTAAAGTCGTTGATTAGTGTGTCTTTATTGATAAATACATTACAATCTGGATGAGTAAGATTGATAACATATGTAGTTTTAGATTTGAGTATATGAATCAAAACCATACACAATTCATCTACACAAGGATGTACTTTTTCATCTGATTGAATACATTCAAGAATAAAATCAGAAGAACTATACGATTCTAAAAATTTAGAATAGGATTGTTTGTCCAGACACACCATTTACACAATGTAACATTATAACAAATCAAAGTCAATTATTTACCATCCCAAAATTCAAGGGGGTTATTCAAATAAATCTTTAATCCTTTCACTAATTTTTCATTATTATTTAATGTTTCAATATTTTGTTC